TGTTTTTTCAAGTTTATCTGTTGTTCTAGACTCTGGTGTGTCGATGCCAGCTAGTCTAAGTCTTTGAGAATATGAAATGCTGAATCCAAGATCAATATCAACATCAATAGTATCTCCGTCCACTATCCTTGTTACCTGCTTAACTCTGTATTCAAACATAACTCTCCTTAAATTTTAATGAGCAGTTTCGGGACGTGCTCAGGTCCATCCTTCGGGTAGCGACCCGAATAGTCTGCGACTCCCCAGTGACGGGGTGCAGACTTCTATTATACCTTACTTGATTTTAATTGTTTTAGGCTTTTTTTCTTCTGGAACAATACGATCCACACTAATGTGTAGCATGCCGTCCTTTAGCTCTGCACCAGATACTTCCATGTATTCGCCTAAAGCAAACGATCTGACAAACTTTCTGCTAGCGATACCTTTGTGAACAATTTCTGCATCTGCAACTTCTACAATTTCACCCTTAATAATAAGTGTTCCGTTGTCTACTGAAACACTAATATCTTCCTTGGTAAACCCTGCAATAGCAAGAGACAGTCTGTATGTATCTTCATCTAATTTAAGAAGATCATACGGAGGATATGATTGAGAGTTGATTTTGTGTGCACTATTTAGACGGGCTAGGTCTCTGTTAAAGCCAATAAAAAAAGGATCATTGAATAGATCCATTGCGAATTGTGTTACCATTTTATTCCCCTTTCAAGCGAATAAGTTAATTAGGACCCCTATTGGGCGTCCTGTAACAATTATATCATATTTTACTTATTATAAAAATATAGAACTTCTTCAAAAATTGCTCGGCATACTTCATCTGAGGAGTGCCCACGCTGTTCAAATCGTTCAGTGCCATTAAATAAATAATTAAGTGGGCTTACGTTAATTGGAGAGTTTTTTGAAATGCAAGCACCAATTAAAAATTTTACGCCGTAAGTTTTTTCTAACTCACCAAAAAGATTTACATTATCAACAAGCAAAGGTTTGTTTAGAATTATTACAGACTTTCCAGCTTTAGCTAGCTCAGTTAATGTTCCTCTAGCCCACTCAGATGTTGAATTATTGCTAGCATCTATTACAAGGTTTGAGTCATCAGACAATAAATCATTAAGATTAGATGTGTAGTTAGCTGGTGTGTTATCAGAATACTTTGCAACATTTTTAACTAAAACGGTGTTTAAAACAATCTTAGCTCCGTGCTCTTCTCTTGCCAGTAGAAAACTTTCTTCTCTTTCAGAGTTTATTTCTTCTACAAGTCTGGCTCCTACAAAACCGCATCCAATTATTGATACTTTTAAAATTTTAATCTCCCCCTATTTATTGAAAGCAAAGGTGCTTATAACGTACCTTGTTTCACCTGGCTGAACTGTTGCAACTCCATGCAAGTAATCGTCTGTGCCTGGGAAAGTTATTAGTGACCCAGCCTTTGGTTTTAACCTAACATCATGTTGTGTAAAATAAATTTCTCCGCCTTCATAGTTATCGTTTAAATAAATAATGACAGCTCTTTGTAAAGTTAAATCATAGCCCTGATCGTGGTGTTGCTTTAGTTCTGATCCAGGGTACTGTCTTTGGATTCTTGCAATCTGATTAATTCTATATTTATCATCAAAAACTGCTAATGTTCTTTTTGTTAATTCTGTTTGTAGTGCTGGAAACTTTATTGCAAGCATCTTGTCTGACCAAAATGGGTTTTTCTTTGCAACTACTTCATCAAACTCTGGATCACCTTCTTTAAACTTACCGCCTTGAGAAGCTTGTTCTGCAATATCATAATCATATTGGTACGACCAGTCTGCTTCGGGGTTGCTTGCAAACTCAAAAAGTTTTTGTGTTTCTTCTGGTGTTAAAAAATCTTCTATCAACAAAATATCGTTTTTAACGTATACTGGATTAGGCATGTACTTTTCTTTCTATTAATGAAACTGCTAGTTCTCCACCAATTGGAGACCACGCTTCTACCTCATTATCAAGATTTGCTTCACACTTAGGTAAATAGTAATCTACAGATCCATCAGATGCAGATCCACCACTATTTAACCCTAAGTCTTTTTCACATTGTAAACAGAAAAATTTAGAACAGTTTACACAAAAAGGACCTTTGTGTGTGTTATGGTCAAGATAGGCCTCGTTTAATTCCCCGCTAGGTAGGCGAACCCATTTATGGTTTTCTATACTCATTTATATATTATAGCATTTTATTTATATTGTAGGAAGGGTCGAATTTTAGCTGTGATATAATACATATATGTTCTATGATAAGCCAGAATGCACTAAATTAACCGAAGGTATATACGTATTTAAAGGGTATGTTCCTCGTGAAATGTGCGATAGATTTGTTAAAATATTAGACACATTTAACCCAGAATCTTTTAAAGAAGAGGGCAATGCAATTCCTTGGTATGACGATAAAATGAGTCCGCCAGTGCCTGGAATTATAGATCTATGGGAGCATGTTTCAGAATTGCTCTACCCAGATTATGTAATTAATCCTCAATCACAAGTAATTACATCTAGAGTTGGTCACGAAGGAATGTTTTTACATGCAGACAATCCTGGAAAAGACAAGGCTCATGAGTTAACTCAAGAAGATACATACGGAACATGTAGTCTTATTGATTACGGAGTAGTAACCTACCTATCTGAATTTGAAGGCGGAGAAGTTTTTTATCCAGCATTTTTAGCAGATGGCACATTAAAGCCTAATGGTGATATTGAATGCATGCCTGGAGAATTAGTATATAAGCCAGAACCTGGAGACGTGGTTATTCACGGAGCAGAAGCTCCATATTTTCATGCAACTAAACCTGTAACTAAAGGCGTAAGGTACGCATTCTCTTGTTTTGCAACAAAATATGACATGGCGCCAGGAACCTTTTATAATTATAAAAGCGACAAATACTTTAAGTATGTAACTGACAGATCTGAAGAGTCTATAGGAAGATGGCTACTCGGAGACCTTTGGACTGCCGATGATGCTCGTAACTGAGCCTAGATTTAAATCTGATCCTAAAACAGTTAAGCTGTTTGACGAAATTTATTTAATTAAAAATTATTTGGATCCAGAATTATTAACAACATATAAAGATAAACTAAATAGTTTTCAAGAAAACGATTGGCATAGACATGGAAACTATGAAATAGGCGACATTGAAGGTACATTTTGGGGAGATAAGTGCAGCCTTGATGTTATAGATAATCAATTTCATGATCCAATATTTAACTATTTTGCTCCAGAGTATTGGATGTATCAACATGCTAATTTTGTAAGATTAAAAACTGGACAATTTGCTGAAATAAATAACAATTCTTCTTTTTATATTAACGATGATCCAATAGCTTATTATAAAATAGGTTTATATATTGGAGATTTTGAAGGCGGAGAGATTAACTTTCCAAAAATTAATTTTAAGTATAAGCCAGAAGAAAATGATTTATTGATTTTTAAAGTTGATAGAGAATATGAGCATGAAACACTTGAGGTTACTTCTGGTACACGGTATGCATATATGGATTGCTTAATACCACACCCTGGCTATTTTATGCCCTAATACTTGCTGGGGATATAGGATTCGAACCTATGACCTAGAAGTTAACAGCTTCCCGCTCTGCCTGCTGAGCTAATCCCCAAATGCGCCCTTGGCAGGAGTCGAACCTGCGACCAAGACCTTAGAAGAGTCCTGCTCTGTCCTCTGAGCTACAAAGGCTTGTTTAAATTATTTTGTTTTAAATAATCAATAATCCATAATGCATCGTTATTTGGCATCTCTATTAATTTATAATCTATATTATACATTTTACATGCATTTTCGTAAACCCCTACAATTTCAGCGCCATTATTAAAAGCAATAACTTCTGTTCCTGGATTTGATAATACGCAATTAGCAGCAGACGAACCATTCAAAATAATAATTCTTTTTGATTCTTTTGCTAATTTTATTTGATCAAAAATATTCATATCTTCAAAACAATATACTTCATACCCACTATCTAGCATAAATTGTTCTAGTTGCTTTTCATTATCTAAAGTTCTTTCTGGAAAATTTCTTCTAGATATATATATAGACCTAAAAGATTCTATATTGTCATTGTTGATGCCCTTTAAATATTTTACCATTGGTAAAAGTGTATCTGTAGTCTGAGAACAGGTTGGAAAATAAGATATCGAGCTTGGAAATTTATAAAAATCATTCATCCATCTTTTCATATGAATCTTTTTTATTGAATCATAAAATACATATCCAGAACGAGCAATCATATTTTTAAAAAAATCAGAGTCTTTGTAGGTACAAACATAACTAATTTGAGATCTATCTAAAAAATCTTTAAAATGATCTTCTCTATGATTACCAATGTTTTTCCAAGAATGAAAAAGATTTGTATCCTCATCATACTGTGTTTTTTCAGAACACACAAATATAACTAAGACTGCTGGATTAATATTTTTTAAAAATAAAATTTTAGGAATATACTCAAAAAATGTATGAAAATATTTTTCAACATAGGGAAGAACAAGTATGTCTCTATTTAAATTTGGCTCAACGTCTAACTTTGGAATTAATGGATACTCACTCTGCTTCATTGCGTAAGAAGTGTATTGCATATTAGGAAACCTCATACAAAAAGTAGTTTCGGTAACTGGAAATATGTCCATAACATTAATTGTTTGGATTATATTTTTGATAGCTTTCCTCCAAAGAATCTATGTAATCATTTTTTAATTTAAAAATTTCTTGAAACTTTTCTGGTGTTCCTACTAGTAACCTAAGATCTATTCTGTGTAGCCTAAATGGAACAATATCCGCAAGAAACTTATACGTGTAGTTATATTTTTTATTTACTAGTATCTCTGTTACTACGCAACCTGGCTTTGCAACAAACAGGCTTGTAAATCCAGATCCAATTAATCCAGCAACATGTGTGGCGCTTCTTATATAATTTAATTGATCTAAATAAGACATGCCCTCAAAATTAACTGGATGGTATCCACGCTCTACATAATAATCTTCAATCATATTATTAATTTCTGGATCCACGTATCTAAAAAAAGATAACTTATCTTTTTCTTCTGTTAACTCCTTACTGTATCTTGCATCAGCATCTCTTCTAGAAATAAAAATTTTTTTATAAGGCATTTCAGGATAAGATTCTAATTCTTTTAAGAAGATACTTCTCATTTCAGATATACCTATTCTTCTCCACCATTGATGCTCAAATATATCGCCAGTAAATCTATCGCCTTCTTGCCAATTATATCTAGTCCACCAAGCATACGGCACACCAGACCAATGGTTTCCTAGCTGTAAAAATTTATATTTTTTATCAACAAAAAAATCATGCGGATCCCAAACTAAATATAATTCTTCAAAATGATAGTTTGTTTCTCTTTCTTTAGGGCAAAAAACATAGTCTTGTCCGCCAAAAATTCTCATAACATCTTCAAAATATTTATGAACTTCTATTCCAGTTGTGTTTTCATTATGAAAAGATCTTGTTTTTATTTCATTTAAAAAATCTTCTTTGGTATTAGATTTAATATCTGGCTGATATACCCACATTAAATTTAAATCTTTAACATGTTTTTTAACATATATGTAGGCAGCAATTTCATCAAACAAAAAGTGCCATATGTAATACCCTGCACTAACAAAAAACGTTTTACCTGGAACCTCAACAACTTCAGCACCCTGTTTAGGAGTAAAATTAACATTTTTTAATTTAAATATTTTTCCAACTGATTCTGGAACATCAACTGCTTCTACGGAATCAAACTCAAATCTAGCCTTCATGCCATTGTTATGCATTAATTAAACGCCCCTTTACTTCATCTACATAGTCTGTACATATGCCGTATATATCTCCACCAATTTGTTCTTTTTTTAAAGCCTCTTCATTTAAAATAAGTAAAACAGAGTTTGGGGTTAAAGGTTTACCTGGATATGTCCAAAAAATTTTTTTGCTTGTAACCGATACGTCATCTTCCTGATGCCAAAAATAATGGATATTTTTTAATTTAAACATGCAAATCCAAAGGGCCTCTATATTTTTACAATGAACCCAAAATTTTTCAGAATTTGACTCAAGAAATTCTGAAGATATTGGATAATCGGGGCTTGAATGCCCCAGAAATAAATCGTTATCTTTTGCCCATAAATCTAATTCTACTTCACAGCCATACTCTAAAGCCTCTAATATGTAATCAGGATGATTTTCTTTTTCAAGATTTTGTCCAAAAACATTTCCTCTGTGAGCTATAAGCTTCATTGTTTTTTTACTACAACCTTGTCGTTTGTTATTCCAGGAACTTTAACACAAACAACTTCGCAGTCAGTTATAAATTCTGGATCTGCTATTTCATATGGATAAAGTATAAATACGTCGCCTTCCTGTAAAATCTTGTCATGCATTTTCATAGTTCCTCGAACCATAAGATTTATTTCTATAACTTTTTCTTGATAATGTACGGGCCAAAGTTCGCCTTTATGGTGATATTTATATGAAACTTCGCATGCATCTGTTTGAAAAGCCGCCTGTGGGAAATTACCAACAAACCATCCGCCTATTGTTTCATTTAGCTTAGACAACTTCATAATCCGTATTTAGACCAATCCTCTGAAATAAATCCTTCGTCTGTAATTAAACTTACTGCAATTGCTCTATCTGGGTCTCTTCTATTTAATTTATCGTTAATTAAAACTCTTGTGCCGCTAGTAACCCCCATAATTAAAAGGTCCCAAGAAAGACCTAACTCTTCTAAAGCTTTTTCAGTACCTTGCCTTGCCGATTCTTTTCTTGCGGTAGTTAAAATTACTTTATGGCCCTTTGCGTCCCACTCATTAAACTTTGCAACAACACCAGCAAGCGCTTCTGATTTATGTTTGCTTATCTCGCTAAACATATGTGCATGCTTAATTATTGTTCCATCTATATCGCAAAATATTGTTTTTGGTTTTTCTGTATAAAATTCTTTAACCTTGCCTAAATACAAAGCCACGTCGTCAGGGGTGCCGAGATTAATATACTCGTTATTTGGAATAAAATATGGATAAACATAGTATCCATCATTTACTAATCCATTTATTGTATGAGATATATAAACCTCATCTGATCCATCGTTGTTTAATAAAGCTTCTGCAGACCTTACAAAATCTGAACCCTTTGCCCAATAATGAAAGCCTACCATAGCATGATCTGTTATAGGATCTTTTTCTACTAATTTAGTTACTTTATTGTCTACAATTTCTGCATACCCATGCTTTGGGCTTCTAGACTTAAACAAAACTACAGCAGAGTCGCACCCATTATTTGTTACTGTATTTACAAACTCTTCTGCATCCCAATCAAGTATCTGGTCGCAGTTAGCATTATATAGTGGACTATCATTATCAATATATTCTTTAGCAAACATAACTGCGTCTGCAGCACCACGATGCTTAACGTCGACTTTTATTTCCACACAATCTGGAGCACATGATTTTAATATAGATGTAAGCTCTTGGTTATATTTTTCATTTTTATATTTTTTGGTGATAAAAATAAATCTTCCAGGTATACCAATTGTTGTTATTGCATGCTCAATTAAAGTTTTGCCATCAACCACAATAAGAGGCTTAGGCACGTCATATCCAAAATCTGCAAAGCGCTTGCCTTCTCCTGCAAGGGGGATAACAATATTATTCATCTTTTTCATCTACTAACCATATGCCTTTATCTTTTATGTCTTCTACCGCTGTGGGAGAAAGTTTAAATGTTGCCTCTAAATTTTCATTGTATTCTACTTCAATTAATCCCTTTTCATACAAATTAATTAATTGTTTGTCTACGTATTCTATATGAGCCTGCCATAAATCTGGAGCTAACTCTTTAGCCTTATCAGTAACAGAAAGTATTAGTTCTCCATTTGGATCTACCCCCTCAATTGATATAGCCCCAATTTCAATGTAGTGGCTTAGCCTTGAGTCGTAATCCATAAAGTCATCCATAATTACATTATATCTTTATGAATATTTTTAGTCAACAAGAATTCTGTTTATACGAGAAAGTATAATATCTGCAACATGTGCATGCCTATGAGCTCCCCAATGAGCGTGGTCTATGCCGTACTCCCTATCCATGCCAAAATGGAACATTGTACCTAAATCCTCTCTCATTTGACTATGGCAGCTTGAATTGTCTGTATAGTTGTCTAAAGTATTATCATAGTCTGGTATCCATTTATCCATATTAAGATTAAATATATTTGGAAAATCTTCAAACTGAGACATTATATTGTATTGATCCTGGTCCCACGTAGTCCATTCAAACTTTATTCCAGCAATATCACAATATTGTTGTAACATTAATATTAGCTGAGAAGAATAAAAATGTGGTATTTCTGGAGTAATAACTTCTTCTGCAATATGAGGTTGGGCAGAAAGCTTCAAATTAGGTAAGTTTCCAGGCATATGTGCATTTTGCAAAAAATTTCTTTGAAGCCAAGCAGTTAAGTTATTATTTCTCTCCAGAATATCTTGTTTTGTAATTTTTTTCTGGGTTCCAGTAATAAAACTTTTACTATTTGTTGGAAATTCCATTCTTCCAAAATCTGGGTAGACTGCATATAAATATTTAGGGTGTCCATATTTTTTAAAGTAAGCAAATGTTCTTCTGACTTGAGATGAAACTGATTCAGACAACAAGCCTATGTTTGCATAAGAATAATTTAGCTTATTAGATACAATATGTGGAAATGTAAGTTCTACTGGAAGGCCATACCCATATGTCATTGAGCATCCAGAAAATAATATGTCAACATTTTTATCAAAATCTTCGCATCTATAGTGCAGGTTATTGTGTTTATACAATATATTATGCTTAAACCCAGTATGAGTATAAGCTACAAAATTTTCTTCTCCTAGATCATTTAAATATATTCGTCTCTTTTTGTAATCGTTCATCTCAAAGTCGTTATCGACATTGCCAAATATTGCATCTTGTATAGTTCCATATAGCTTACCAGACCTTTGCCATGGATTATTTCTTCTATCAGACATATATTTTTTCCCCGTAATGCTCTTGCCAGATTTTAACATCATTTAAATCATTTACAATTGGTTGCCCTTTAATATTTAAGCTTGTATTTAGCAGCATTGGTATACCAGTTTCCCAGTAAAATTTTCTTAGAGCCATATGCAGGCCTGGGTGCTGTTCTTTATTTACAGTCTGCACTCTTGAAGTTCCGTCAACATGAACAACTGCTGGAACTTTATCTGGATATTTACATTTAACTGCATACTGCATGTATGGAGAAGAAAAATTCATATCAAACCATTCGCTAGCAAACTCTTCTAAAATTACTGGAGCAAATGGCCTAAACTTTTCTCTCTGCTTAATGCTATTTACTTTATCTTTTATAGAAATATCTCTTGGGTCAGCAAAAATACTTCTATTTCCAAGCGCTCTGGGTCCGTACTCAGCCCTGCCGTTTGCAACGGCAACAATTCCATTTTGCTTAATGCCATTTACAATTTCATCAACTGGATACTTTCCAACAATATTATGCCCAAGATAGGGGCCACTCCAATTTAAATGCTTTCCATACAATAACGCTGCTGCGCCTAATGAGCTACCAGCATCTCCTGGGTTAGGCATAATCCAAACGCTATCAAATATTTTCCATAGCAATGTATTAGCAGAACAGTTAAGGGCACATCCTCCCATAAAAACTAAATTTGTTTTTCCTGTTATTGATTTAGCCATATTCATAAAGTCTATAAGCCTTTGCTCATAAACTACCTGAACTGCTGCGGCAATATCAAACTTGTCTTGCTCTGAAACCCATCCCCAGTCAGTAATGCCTTTGTGAAAATTATATTTTTGTTTATCATATTTAGGGAAATAGTTATCTACCTGTTTATAATATTTTGTCCAGTCTCCGTAAGCCGCCATCCCCATCATAATATATTCTTCTTGATTTGGCATTAAGCCTATAAGCTGGGTGAATGCAGAATAAAAAAGTCCAAAACTTATTGGGTAGTTTTGTTTGTAAACTTGTTTAATTTTAGATCCTTCCCCAACCCATACCGTAGAAGTATTAAATTCTCCAATTGCATCTAAAACTACAATAACCGCATCTGTATAATTACTTGTGTAGTACCCTGCTGCTGCATGAGATTTGTGATGCCCAAAAGAAGCCCTAGGAATTTTTTTAAGGGGTGTTTGAAGAAAGTATGGCTTGTCCCCACCAAAACCGCCATGAATGGCTATACGGGCCTTTTTAAGCCATATGTTTTCATAATAAGCTATTTTATCTGGATACCCATATTCTAATGCATTTTTAATTAAACTATCATTTGTAAACCAATCATTTTTTTCTTTACTATATCTTTCTGCATGCCCCGCAAAAAGGATTTCTCCGTCTTTAATTAAAGATACGGAGGCATCATGATAGGTTTCATTTATTCCCATAATTATCATTAATATATATACCTTCTTTTATCTTTATTTTTTTTAAATAATTTAATTTTAATCTTTTGAATAAAATACATTAATCTATATACAAGTTGTCTAAGCATTTAAAGCCTTTTCAAAAATTTCTGCAATATGATAATGCTGATGGATTCCATAGTGTGATCCGTCATTGCCACGCTCAAAAATTCTTGGGTCTAAGCTTCTTAATTCTTCATGGCAAGCGTCTTCTTTATATACAGTTTTTGTTGTAACAAATTTTTCGTAGCCAAACGGATCTTTACCGTAATACCCTTCTATATTCCACATGTGTTCTTCGGAGTCGATATAGTTTTTATAATTTACATTAGACATCATTAAGTTAAACCCCATATCATGACTAGACCATATTAATTTTATATTAAAGTCATCACAATATTGTATTAAATGTTCTATTGATCTCATGCTATAAAAAAATGGTATATCGGGAGTTAAAATGCTTTCTAGATCAAAGGGCATCTTTTGATATTTTTCAAACTCTCTTCTTTTATTTCTTTGAAGATACAGACAAGTCATGTATTCTGGATTTGGTTCTCTAGGATCTTCTTCTCTGATATGATCAGACGTTATATATTTTCTTTGCGTTGGTATTTGCATTCTATATGGGTCTGGTAAAAGTAATAATAAAGTTTTTGGTCTACCAAACTCTTTAAAATAAGCAAATAGGTTATTTACTATAGATGGTATTGAGCCACCGACAATAGAGAGGTTAGGTATATCTACATTTATTTTTTTAGATAAAATATTTGTCCAAATAAATTCTTCATTTACTCCAACGCCAAATGTCTGTGAGCAGCCTGCGGCTAAAAAATCTTTTGATTTTTCAAACTGAATACTTCTGTACCCATAATAATTGTAATTGTATGTTATAAAATCATGCTTTTTCCCAGATTTTCCCATTCCTTTTAAATAGTTAAAATTTCCTTTATCTATTTTATTATATAAAAGAGTATTGTAGTTTTTATCTGTTAAAGTTATGTCTCCTAAAGGATTAAAGAACCATTCATTATGACTCATTTAAATTTTCCTGTTCAACAAGGTTTTGAACGTACTCTGAAAAATGTTTCCTAACTGAGCCACTCGGCCTTTGGCCTAAAGACTTCCATATTCTTTTATATTCCATGCAGTTTGAAAATGTAGTTGGGCATACAGTAACTCCATTGTAGTCTTTTAAAACTGTAGGAAGAGGAACGTGCTTACCACAACACTTACACTCTTTTGCTTTTTCTTGATATGTATTCATACTATTTCCATCCCTTCCAAGGCATCTGACAAACTTTCTGGCATCCTGGGCGGACGAATCATGTTTGTGCTAATAACGTCTGATCTATCTCTACTAAAATCATCATACATGGACATAGATTCATATGTATGAATATTTATTTCATTATTCAAGTCTGGTCTTGTTCTGCTAATTGAATTAAATATTGATCCACAAACTGCATCAGCTAAATCTTTTGAGCCCTTTCGTGGGTGGTCTACCTTGTCTCTCATGATTTTAAGCTGAAGCAATTCATCAATAAGTAACGGTATGTGTGGGCCACTAATTCTTTCTTCTAAAATAACCATAGCCATATCGTCATAATGTTTTTTTGCAACTGACAAAATTTCTGTATTAATTCCATATTGTTTTAATTGTTGCATCATATCGTGAGAGTTCCATCGGTCAAAGGTACAGACACCAATATTAAAACCTCTTGTCCTTAAAGAAAGAATATAGTCTTTTACTTCAGTAAAGTCTACAGACTTATCTGGTGTAGGAGTCCAATATCTTACTGCATCTACATGTACTATTGGAGCTGGTTGAGAGTAATCATTTGTAACTTTAACATTTACCCATCTATCAACATGTGCCATTGCAACTGCACAATGGTCGTGCTTTTGAGCCAAGTCAACGTGAATAAAATATTTTTTGTCTGGGTCTGGCTTAAACCATTCTTCTAGTCTTCCAAATTTATCTACTGCAATTCCAGTATTATTAAAAGCCTTTTCTACTTTTTCTCTTGACTTAAAAAATGCATCAATCATTTCTGGAGGCATGCAAGCAAATCTACCCAAAGCGTCCATAGCATTTTTATAAAATGCTGTTTTAAAATCTTCAATACTTCTTGTTGGATTTACTTCCCATGTGGGTCTCTTTAACGCATATACCTTTGGAATAAGGTATGATTTTATATGGTCTTCTTCCCATTCAATTTCAAACTCATTTCCTTCAGTTCCATCTGGAAGTTCCTCGTCAATTTTAAATTTATGTGTTCTAATTACTGTCTCTTTTTCTCCAATAACTGACTCATAAAACTTTTGAATCGGATCATTTTTAAATCTTGGAAATGATAGAAGAATTACTTTACCAAAATCTGGAAAACGAGAATCCACAGATGCACGGTACATATCGTATATAGCATCAGCAGTTTTAGCTTGATCGTGTCCTGTTGTATTTTCAATAGCAAATCCAGATATCTCGTCTAGAATAACAACAATAACATTGTAACCTTCCCAGGCTTCACGCTCTGAGTGTCCTGAATGAACTGTAATTGCTTTATCAAATTTCATTTCAGATGCTTTAGCTTCATATTTTCCTACAAACCAGGGAGATTTATCGATTCTAGTTTTAAATCCCTTAAAGAAAACATTGTTTGCTTGTTGTGAGTTTATAGCAATATTAATAATATCAATTGCATCTCCTGGTGGCTTCCCATAATAAGAAGCTGGATCTTTTAAGCATAATAGTAAATATACTATATATGAAACAGCAATAGTAGAACAGTAATCTTTTCCACTTCCCTTGCCTAACTGTGCAACTACTTCTGTTGCAGTTTGTTTTGCAATTCTTTTTCCTTCTTCTTCTCCAAATAGTTTTATAAGTGTTGGTTCTTTATATATCTGTGAACTTTTTTCAATCAAAGTATATTGAATATCTGATAACGGAGGAAGACCTAAATAGTTTGGGCTTGTAACAAATTCACGAAGGTCTACTGGTTTCTCTTCAAACTCTTCGCCATCAAGTAGATCAATTAGATCGTTAAAATTAAACGACATCGGACTCTTCTATTACTACGGATTCAACAATACCAGTTATTTGAGACAATCTTTTTGCTACATCTAGTTTGCATTTAGGGCATCCAGCGGTTACTTCTTTTAATATGCCAACTAAAATTTCTTGCTTTCTTTCTGTTTCTGCAATTTGAGATGCAATTTCATTGTTTTCTAAAACGCCAACGGCCTGAAGCATTGTAATTCTTTTAGTCTCTATGTCTGCAATTAATTTAAGTGCGCCTGCTTTAACGTTTAACTGACCTTGAGTATCTGCATCCTCTACAGTTTTCCAGGCTTCTTTAATAAGCATAGCATAATGCTGGTCTGCTCCAGAAATTGCTTCCTTAGCCCTACCACGCAAACTTACATCGTTATGGACTACTTGCTTCCATTCATCAATTAGTTCAACTACTTCAGCTCTTTTAAAACCAGTAGCAGTTGCTATTTGAGTTGGAGTATTTCCTTTTAGCAGCTCTTCAACTACTTTATTCATTCGGTCAAAATGTACCGCTGGCTCTAATTCTGTCATATATACATTATACTTCTAGTCGACTAAAAAATCAAACAGATTTAGCTATTTTATATAAAACTAAATATCCAATCAGATCGTCGACGTCATTATCCCCAGCATACCCTTGATTGTGCATAACCCTATTTAATTTATCATCAATTCTAACTTTAAGTTGTTCTACAGAATCCGCTTGAGAAAATATACGTGCTGGACTTAATGCTGAGTCTCCATAAGATATATTCTTTTCAATTAGTAAGTGTGCAATTTCATGGCATGCCTCCCATATTTTACCACCAGAAGGGGCGCCAACTGATTTTAAATAAAGGTCGTTACAGTTAAAGTTTGTAACATCTTTAAATACTGGGTTTAACATATTATCTCCTAATCAGTTCAAATCGTAGATCATTATTTTCTCTACCTACAAATGTCACCTGAAATAACGGAACGTTATCCCAGTAGTACCTTCCAAACAATTCATACAATTCTTTTTCAGGATCAAAATAGTCAAATGTTTCATGGTGAAAAACTTTCTTATGCGTTGGATCACGATAAGATAATTCGTTGTCCCATGCTGGAAGCCTTAAAGTAAGTTTTCCGCCTACCTTAAGTATCCTATGACATTCAGACAGCCAATCTGCAATTTCTGTATTTAGATGCTCAAACACATCAATTGCATAGACTTCATCCCACTCCTCGTTTTTACAGGGCCAAGGAATAACTTCTAAGTCCCATGCCACATCTATCCATTCGGAATGCTTTATTCTATCATGATGTACGGCACCTTGTAAAGGGACTGAGCCAGACCCAAGCTCTAGTATATTCATCGCTTTTTAATTAATCCAAACTGCTCTATGTATCTTTGTATAGTCATAGCAGATACACCGCATTCTTTTCCTATTTCTGTTACGGTTTTCTTTTGAACAACATATCTTCTATACAACCACTCTTTGCTCTGATAAAGCTTTAACATATTTTAAATCCACCTGATTGAGTTAAAAATAAATAAAAATCGTAGTAGTCTGCGTATGAAGGAGATATAATTTTCTTTACTGTAAAGTTTTGATAACAATAATGATTAATGGTTCCATTTTCTATGTCATCAATCATTAATGTTGCTAACTTTTCGCAAGACTCTTTATCTAATATATCTCCGTCATTAGAATATGCGTATTCAACTTTAGACGCTATCTCTGGATAAAGATCACTAATACTATCCCAAAAATAGTACCATGCAGTAATATTTCTTCTAAAATGCCTTCCCTCTATTCCAGTTGGATTTAAACCAATTAAATCAAATGCCATTTACATTCCTCCAAACGAGTTATAGCCAGGTCTATTTTTTAAATATATTTTAACCTCAGCATAATCAGTATTTATTTGTCTAGGATTTCTACCAAGAATTCTAGTTACAACTCCTGGTTTGCCAAATGTATTGTCTGTCCACCTTTGCGAAGACATAAAATGTCTACCAGCTTGATTAAAGTTATAGGTGTACAGCCCAAATTTTTCTTTTTGCGCTGCAGGAGAATTATTTATTTCTTCTGTAGCATTTTTAATTCGATCTTCCCAGGTCAAACCAAAATCTAAAACACTACTATCATGTGAATCCATTAAATTAACTATTGGGTCTGCGTCGTTACCCAATACGCTAACTACCGCTTTTTGAAAAGACACTGGCCCAGTTAAATCAGTTTTTAAAGAATTTTGATTATCTGGCCAACCATCAACATTTTCTATAATATAGTTTGTTAGGTTAGTTAGAATAGGATTATTTGCTTGTCCTCCAAAGCCCCATTGAGTAAACATTGAATTTTTTTCTAGCTCTAGCGATGTGATAAAATTATAATTGTAATCAATTACATCAGAAAGAGGTCTTCTGCACACAGTGTCTATGTCCATATATATCCCGCCAAGTTTATTTACAACACTATATCTCCAAAGATCTCCCTTCTGTGCTTTATGCTTTAACAACTCGTAAGCTCTTGCGTATTGAGGATCATAGTTTTCTAGTAGCCATTTATGACATTCAGATTCATTCATGTAGATATAATTAAAATCTGGGTTGTTTTGCTGCCATGTTTCTGTACAATTTTTTACATAACTAGGTAAATCTTTGTAATCACAATAGTATGTTTGAAATAAGTTCTTTGGAATCATCTTTGTGTCAACACCTTATTTGCATAATGAGCAATGCCGAATGCATCTGCTACGTCAAAATCTGTAATTGATAAACCGTATTTATTATTAAAATAATCTACAGTCCTTTGCTTACGCATATTACGCAACTGAGTTTTATACCAAGATTCTGCGTAACCTGGGTTAGACAATCTTATTTCAGACTTTTCATCTTTCGTTGGATTTTTATTGCCAATGAACGCCTGCCACGAGGAAGGGCTAATTGTAATAACCTCAGCGCCAGTAGACATAAGCTCAGCAATAACAACTCCATAGACATAAGATAATTTTATCACAGCATCTGGTGATTTGACAAGTATTGCTCCCTCTATTGCAATATAATCTGATTTTAATTCTTCTAGCATAGCATGAGTATTTACTTTTGCATTATATATCTTTTCGTATATGTCTGCTCCAACTAAATTTATCTTGCCCCATTTTAAAGGCTTATCATTTTCCATAAGGCAAAAAGCTACAGAGTTTGTAGAAGCATCTATACCTAAAACTCTATTGGCTTTTGTTTTAACAAGGCTAGCTAATGTCATCTATCATCCTTAAAAGGCTGTTTCTAGATTCTAAATTTATAGACTTTTCACAACTAGAACAAAAACTTTCGTTGTGATATATACTTAACTTTGCCTTACACTTTTTGCACTTTCTTATAATTGTTCCATTTCGTATTGCTTTTTTTTCATAATACTTCTCCATTATTCTTTTATTAGTTGCAATTCTGCAACACTCTTCTGAACAATATTTTTGATTATGAGTTTTAGGAGTAAACTCTTTACCATTTAAGCATTCCTTATTGGCACAAATCATAGTGATGGCACTTCAAATCTTTCTATCTGAACTGTTCCAGTTAATCCAGCATAACACTCCTTTTTAACTGGGCAATAGGTGCAAGGCATCTTTGACTTAGATGCTCCTGCTGGCTTCATAGGAAGATCGCCATCTTTAAAATTATCCCAAACTTCGCACATCCATAAAAATGTATCTTCAATTATTTTAGTATTTCTTTCATTCATTGATACTGGTATTACAAGTATTTCTTGAGTGTTTTTATTTTCATACAAAAAGAATCCTTCTTTTGCATTTTTTAATTTCATGTATGTCAATAACTGCAACAAGTGATTGGCAGTGGGTTTCATCTCTGACTGTCTTGCGTCCCACACTTCCTGCTTAGCAGTTTTAATTTCACCAATCACTGTTTCATTGTCATATTCCATAATCAAGTCAATGAATCCACGAATTGGAGGATATTCATTTATAATTTCTTCTTCTTCGGCTCTAAACTCTGGCATTGTAGCAATTAGCTTTTGAAGTCTTTCATGCGCTTGTGTTCCCTGAGCCATATTTGCAACGGCAACAGCATCATTGTCATCTATAAACATTGCCCCACTAAAAGCCATATACCAGTATCTAGGGCATGTTCCATGCCCATACCCTAAAGAGCTTGGACTAAATGATTTCTTTGTCATTTCTCCGTCTGCTCTTTTAGTATTACGATATGACTCATCAAGCAACTGAGCAAATCTTTCTGGATCAAAATGTTTCCCAGTATGCTTTTTAAATTTAAGATTCTTTACTATATCTCTACCCATTGTTTGGCACCCACATTTTTTCTTTTCCTTTATTGTGATATCTAGCCATAACAAACAATAAGTCTGATAGACGATTTAAATACTTAGCAATGTTTGGATTTACATTTTCTATCTTCCAAACTTCACGCTCTGCCCTTCTTACAACAGTCCTTGCATTGTGCAGTGGACCTGTTGGTAAAACAAAAGATCTTAGAGGCTCTAGATATTCATTGTAGTCATCAATTACATTTTCTAAATATGTCACTCTGTTTTCAGATATTGTTATTGTTGGGGCCCCCGCAAGCTCTGCACCAAGATCAAATAAGTCGCTCTGAACTCTTTCAATAATATCATTATACTCATCGGTTGCCATTCCAATAGCAGAGTTGGCCTCATCTACAGCACCTATTGCTTCCATCATAGGGCTAGTCTTAGACACCCTTTCGTTATTAGCGTTAGAGGTTTGCCCATCATCACCAGTTTTAGTATAAATTTTACTTAGTATTACCATTAATGACCCCTTAAAGAACGCCAAACATCTACTGCAATTTCATTAACTACAGATAAAACAATAACTGTTATAAAAAGCTGAGCAACAATTAATATTGGAAAAGATTTATTTTTAACCTTTTCTTCTAACAGTTCTACGGCCACCTTACTTCTCCGTTAGTAGAAAATACTAGGCCTAAGTGGTCCCCTGGTCTAACAAAAGTTTCATTAATTCCCTTTTGTGCCCAGCCCCATTCATTTCTTGGAAATGGCAAGGCCTGATTCTTTTTTACTAACACGGCCCAATATGCATTTTCTGGTGGCATGTCTTGGCATTTTTCAACACTGTTATTGGGAAAATTATTTACTCTGCAGACAACAGCATTTCCATACTTTGCTGTTCCCTCTATTTTGTATCCATTTGCTTTTAATAAATCTAAAGAATTAACTACACCAACGGCACTGACGCATTTCTTTTCTACTGTAGAATTATTTCCGTAGTCTACGTATAGGTTAATGCACTCTGGTTGATTAGAATTTAAAACAAACAATCCTATTGCTGAACCAATAAAAATAAACACCAGCATAATTCTTTTTTTAATCATTAGTTATACCTAACCACATACTTAAGTGCATCTACGAGTTTGTCTATGCACTCCTTTGCTGAATAATAAATATTCTTCTTATTGTTATTTGTAGTGCCAGCCTTATCCTTAGCTATAGTAGAATAGTACGAAGCCATCATAGAAAACTTTGTAGACATAGCCTGAAGTTCAATAATTAGATATGGAGCCTTTGCCGAAGGCACGTCTGGGTTCATTAATAGCTTTACTACAATAGCCAATGCCCTATCTAGCTGATCATCACCCATATACTCATGTAGGTCATTAAACTCCGTAATAGAACTAATTAGCTCTAGAGTATTCTTATCTTCCGACATTTTTTATCCTCTTATCTAATTTGTCTATGAACAAACCCATAGGGTATCCAATTAAAAATCCTACTGCAATCCCGCAAAGGAAAAACATTTCCATTAGATGAACCTCTGAACTATTCCGAAACCAATCCAAAGACCAACTATTCCCATCAGTCCTGCGAATACAGGAGGTGCTGGAATTGGTAGTTTAAGAATACTAAATATCGCACCTACTGCAGTGCCAGTTAATGTTGTATACAAAACTTCTTTCATTTCTTACCCTTTGTTTGTTCTGTCTTGTAGGGGCCGAGATCGGCTTTTACGGAACCATCTTTTCTCACCCTGACAATTCTACCATTTTTAATAACTGTTTGATTAAACGGTATTTTGTTATTTGACCCCATCGTTATTGTCCTCCCAAAACTGGATCAGTTCTTCTAAAACTGCCCACTCAATAATTCCAAGTCTGACTTTGGAATCTGTTCCTATAATAATCTTTAGCGCTGGGTGCATGTCCCTACTAACTTTAAATGTGTCTGTGCAGATTTTTGCCCAGTTATCTTTATTTAAAGTAAACGATGATCCTGCTTCTTTATAATCTACAAGAAACTGATTCCATTTTGCATCACCCTTTTGATAATCGCCACGACCACTATTTTTTTGAGCCTTAGCGCCATCTCTTTTGACTTCTGATCTTTCTGACATTATTGGACCTTAAAAACCGTTTCATGACCCCTAGAGCATCTCCAAGACATTACTAATTCTATAGGGTCCCAAGCTGCACCGTTTACATCTTCATCGCATGTATTGCATGCTCTAACGCCTGGAAGATTTTCTAGTTCATAGTCTTTCTGTTTAATTTCTTTATTAAGAAACTCATTAAGATTTGGCATTTATTTCCTCGACTAAGATGTCTGCAACATCTGGATTTTCCTTTAAATATGCTACAGCCTTTGCACGTCCTTGAAAACGTTCTCCATTTACTGTATACCATGCGCCACCTTTTTCTACTATGCCACACATTTCTGCGACATCTAAAGTTTCTCCGACCCTATCTACACCAAGAGTTTCCCCTTGGTAGTAAAAGTCGTACTGTCCCGATAGATTTGGGGGGCCGAGTTTGTTGTAATCAATAATCCAGTTAACTGGTCGCCCAACCCTTTGTTCAATGATCTTGTCGCCAACTTTAATCCCAGCCTTAATAGCATTCGCCTCAGCTTCAGAAGACCATAGTTTAATGACAGTGGAAGAAAAGAACTTGACTGCCATGCCACCCGTGGGGATGTGACTAGCATGCATAGATCCAAATTGATTTCGCTGTTGTGAGATGAGAACAAGTAGTGTGTTTTTGTTTGCATAATTTAACATCTTGACTGCGTGGGTCATATCCTTTGCTTCAGCGCCGATTTGCTTTGTATCTTGCAAATCTTTCATTTCATTTCCATCTTTTTCAAAATAAATTGCAGGAAGTAATGCAGAAATTGAATCAACAACAATCATGTCAACCCCTGCTTCCATTAATTTAGTTGCAACATCAACCATGTCATTAACAGTTTTTGCTGGAGAATAAATAAGGGAAGATGAATCTACTCCCAAAGACTCTGCCCAAGATTGATCATATGAAGCTTCAGCGTCAATCCAAGCGCATGTCTTGCCTTGCTTTTGTGCAATAGCAATCATCTGTAAACAAAATGATGACTTTCCTGCGGACTTATTTCCCCACACAAGAATTTGTCTGCCGTAACCTAATCCGCCACGAAGCGCAAAGTTTAATCCGATGCTAGGCGTGAGTTGTTTTTCAACTTGAACGTCTTGTGCTGACTGAACTCTTGCTCTTGTTTTTGGATCTAATTTTGATAGTACACTATCTATATCTATTTTCATATTTACCTTTTCTTTCTCCTAGTATACCATTTAAAATAAATTTCCGTGTAGTCTTGGACGCTCTTTATTAATATTTATTTTCTTTTCTAAGATTTCATCTAAGCTATGCAATACCTGCTCTTCATTTCTCATTGCAGCATAAACATCTAAAATTCTAATAATAATGTCTGCAATTTCTTCTACGATGTGCTCACTGCCTTTAGATTTTCTAATTGCTTCAAGAACTTCTGTTACTTCTGAGTGCACAAGGGCTAATTTATTTCCTATCTTATCGTTAGTGTACTCTCCATCCCAGAACCCCTTTTGTCTAGCCGACTCATGCAATAAAGCAGATAGTGCATCTAAACCATATTCTGTAACAATATCATTGCTATTCATTTTTATCTCTCAAACTAAATGTAAATGATGGGCCATCCTCATCATAATCTATTACCAACTCTTTATTTTTTATATCTACATCCAAAAACTTAAGGGTTGGAACTGTTAGCTTCCCATACTCTTCTAACAATGCCACCAAAACTTGGTTCATGCTTATTGATTGAACTAAGCTATCAATATCTTCTGTCATTTTATTTCCTTTACGTTTAAAGTCCCATCATCTAGTTTTGACAAGACTAGCTTACATTTCATTCCTTCACGCATTTTTGCTAAAGACATTTTATACATTGTTGGGAAAACGATTACTCTAGTTAACTCTTTATTTTTATTAGATAAAACTATATGGCTCATCATTTTTCCAGCCTTAGTTTTATATGGAGTAAAGTTTACAACAATATATTCATCTTCTGCAATATCATATTCTTTTCTATACAAATAATCTACAAACAAATCATTAGACTTTGGATCTATTTCTGAAACCTTAATATATCTTGCAATTCTATTATCTCCAACTAATACAAAGTACATCTGGCCAGACTCAATTTGTGTTTGCTCTGTATGAAATAATCCTATAGAGCCAGTTTCATCTACAATTTCTATTCTTGACCAACCATTACCTCGTTTAATTCCCTTGACCATTCCAAACATTACAAATGATCCTAGGTCATCAAATTCAGAGATAGGCCTTGCTTGAGATTTAATTCTTGGAGGTAAGTCTAAGTTAAAAGTAGGAATTCCTAAGAACTCGTAGTATTTTTCTTTTTCATCACCTTGTCTTGGATTATCATCAAACGCTGCAGCGCCCACGGCATTAAGAGCAGAAACAGCCCTACTATTAATACCGCTACCTTTTTGCGATGCTCTTTCAATAAATTCAGCATAGTTTTTATATGGTCCTTTCTCTATTATTTTATTAGCAATACTATCTGAAATAAATTTAATTTCACATAAACCAAATCTAATTGCTTCTTCTTGAAGTGAAAAATAAAGCTTTGACTCATTGATATGAGGCAGGAGAATTTTTAACCCTAATCTTTTACACTCAATTAAATATTCTGTTCTGGCATCTTTATCGTTTTCGTTTTTAAGAACTGAAAACATAAACTCAAGCGGGTAGTAAGTTTTAAGCCAAGCAGTATAGTAACTAAGCATAGAGTAAGCAACGGCGTGAGAGCGATTAAAAGAATAACCTGCGTGAGCTTCAAAATCGTGCCAGAGCTCTTCTGCTTTTTTCTGAGAAATGTGTTTTGAAGCCCCAGTAATAAACTGATCTTTGAACTGGTCGAATTCTTTTGCATCTTTTTTCTTTCCAATAATCTTGCGGACCTTATCAGCCTCTGACCAAGACATACCACCTAGGTATACGCAGGCTTGCATTACCTGCTCCTGATATATAATAACACCATATGTATTTTCAGTAAACTCCTTCATAATAGTATGGCTATAATCTACAGCTTCCTTGCCATTTTTTCTATTAATATAAGAAGCACCAACAGTGTTCATGGCTCCTGGTCTAACCAAAGCATTTGATGCAACTAGATCTTCAAACTTATCAATACCCATCTTTATAAGAAGATTGGTGTACGGAGTTGCTTCTGCTTGAAACACGCCTTTAGTATATCCTTCGCTCAAATTCTTATAAACCTTTTTATCGTCCATTGGTATTGATGATAGATCTACATCTTTACCGCTACGCTCTTTGATTGATTTTAATGTATCAGATATAACAGAAAGTGTTTTTAAGCCAAGTGCGTCAAGTTTAATAAGTCCAATATCTGCTACAGTATCCATGTCATATCCAACAACTGGAATTCTTCCAGAGACATCATCATTAGCATCTGCTCTAGATTCTACAGGAGCATAATTTCTAAGCTCATCTTTTGCAACCACAACACCAGCAGCATGCACTCCCACAGATCTAATTCTTCCACGAAGTTTATCTGCCAACCACTGAACCTCTGGATACTTGGCTCTAAACTCTCTAGTATTTGGAGAACTTAAAAAATCTTCAAACGTATCTATCTGTTTTGTTGCACGATTAACTTCTTGAAGTGGAACCATAAATACACGAGCAGCATCACGAATTACACCCTTATCTTTAAAATAAGTGTATGTTGAAATAGACGCAACGTGCTTAAATTTCTTTTTTAAGTAATCTTTAACCTCTTTGCGACGACGATCTTCAAAGTCCGTATCAATATCTGGAAAGTCATTACGCTCTGGATTAATAAATCTAAAAAACAGTAAGTTATATTCAATTGGATCTACATCTGTAATACCAAGCGCATAGCAAACTAAAGAGCCAGCAGCAGAACCTCGACCTGGACCAACCAGAATATTTTGTCCTTTAGCCCAGTTAATCATATCTGCAACAACTAAAAAATAGGACGCAAATGCCTTATCTTTAATTATAGATAACTCTTCTTCAATTCTATCTAGGTAGGTCTGATCCTCGTCCCTGTTTAGTCTTTTAAGGCCTTCTAAGGCCATTTGGCGGAGCTTTTGGTCGGCATTGGTCTTAGGTACAGGCAATAGGTCTAGACCCCTGTTAAAATCGTATTCTTCAATTTTAGAGGCTATCTCCATGGTATTATCGTAAATGTCTGTTCGATTAATACCTGATTTATTAAAGTCTGCTTCAATTTCAGAACGAGTTTGAATAAACAAATTCATGTCCTGAAATGATATTTTTCTATTTGGATAAAGATAGTTTAATCTTTCATTAATGTCTTTTATGTTTCTAGACATTTCAACGTCTGCATCTTTATCTACTTTAGGAGATGTTGAAAGAATAAGCATGGCTTCTTCTAACACTCTATCTTCTTCTTTAGCAAAGTGGGCATCTCCTGTTGCCACCGCTTTAATTTTTAATTCATCTGCAAATTCTAGTAGCTTTAAATTTATTTCTTGCGGATTGTGAGATTGGACCTCAACGTAAAAGTCATTACCAAAAGTTTTTTTAAAATCTTTGAGTAAAAGTTTTGCTTCCGAGAATTCCTGGCGTTCAAGGCACTTACTAATGAGACCATTAAGGCATCCGCTAAGAACAATAATACCTTCCGCATATTCTTTTAAAACCTCTCTATCAATACGTGGCTTGTGATAAAAACCCTCGTTCCAAGCAATTTCCTGCAAGACATTAATATTATTTAAACCAATTTGGTTTTTAGCCAATAAAATAATGTGGTTATACGCCTGTATACTTTTATCTGTTTTAGAAGATCTATCAAATCTATCTGTTGAAGAGATATAAGCTTCTACGCCAAGAATAGGCTTTATGCCTAGTTCTTTTGCTGCCATTTGCATATCTCTATGTGAAGAAATTGTACCATGATCTGTGATTGCAATTGAAGTTTGACCAGCATCTAGAGCAGCTTGACATAACTCTTTTGGAGAATTTAGCCCATCCATTAATGAATAGTAGGAGTGAACGTGTAGGTGTGTAAAACTCATTAGTATCCGCCCGTGCATTCGTTTCTAGTATGATATAGTCTAATTTTAGTTAATATCTTTTTGGTTGGTGCATATAAATCTTCTTTGCAGCATCCGCATTTCATGTGCCATTCTCTAGCAAAGAAATCATAGATTGCCCCTACGTAGTTTTTATACTTATTTGACACAAATATTTCAAATGGGTCTGGTATGTCGTATGATTTCATTTTGCTATTCTACTATATACAATGAGGCCAGTCAATAGACTGGCCTCGTTGTATATAATTACCACTCTAAATTGTTGCTTGTTGAAGAGGCTTCTTCTTTATCCTGAGATTCGCCCATATAGAATGCTTCTTGTTCCGCATATGGAACATGACGAACCGCAGTTTTTTCTAAGTCATATAATGTTAGCCCAGATGAGTCGAAAGGAGTCTCATCCTTAGCTAAAGGAATGATTGTATAACTTGTATCTGTTTTTGAACCTGAGCGCTTAATGCGCCACATTAGGTTTGAAATGCTTCCCATTTCACCAGCATATTCAATTAGCGTTGGCGTAATTGTTTTACCGCTTGTACCTTGTGAAAGAATTGCTACGTATGGCTCTTCCTTACCGTCATCCACCAATACGTTAATATATAAACGTGTTCTAGCTTTCCAACCAGCCTTTGGGTCTTTACGATGTTGCTCGTTAGCCCAATCACGACCTTCTGTTTCCATTGTATCTAATGCTTTACGACGATAGTCTTTTGGATTAGTATGCTCTAACGCAATAAATCCACAACCTAGCTTATCGTTGTATGTTGGTGAGTCTGGATCCAACTCTTGCAAAAAGCGAATCTTTACGCTTTCTCCATCTTCAATCTTTAGCCAGCGACCTTTATTGTCTTCTCCACCGCTATAAGTAGGCTTGTCCAATGCCTTGTTTAGGTCTTTTAGACCCTTTACTATACTCATTTATATCTCCTTGTTTGTAGTTGATGGTATATATCCATCTGTGTTTTCATTATATCACGAGTTCCAAGATCTGTACTCCATATCGGAAACAGAATTTTTAATGCATATTTTTATTTCTTCATCGGTCATGTCGCCAGCATCTTTTGCATCATGAGGATATATTCTACCATATTCATAGGAAGCCCACAATAGGTCTTTAAACTTTAATTTTGAAGCAATACTTTTACCTAGCTCTCTGCCTGCAGTATCTGCATCTGTCATTATAGTTATTTTATTAAAATGCCTATTAAGCAAATTGTGTTGTTCCGTAGAAAGAAATCCTCCTAAAGTAGCAACAACATTTGGAAATCCTGCTTGATGAACACGAATTGCATCAAAGCTAGACTCAACAACTATTACATGGTCTCCAATTTTTTTAGCACGGTGTATATTAAATAGCGTTTTACTCTTAGGCAAATTTGTACTATTTTTAAAAGTTTTACCTTCAATTGATCTAGCAACAATACCAATAGGCATTCCATCTGGGCTATGTACTGGTACCGTTACCATATCCATATTCTTTGAATATCCTAAATTAAAGTATTTTCCAGACTCCATTTTAATGCTTCTGGACTCAAAATACTTTTGTGCTCTCCATTCTGTTACAAGGCCGTCGTTTAATTTTGCAAGAGTTTCTTTAGAGAACTCTTCAAAAGTTGGCTTTTCTTCTAGTGATTCTGCAAGTAGTTCATCAAAATTTTCTAAAGCTTCGGATTCTTTTGAAGATATAAATCTCATAGCTTCAAACTCATTTTTATTTGTAATTCTTTTAACTAGCTCTTGTAGTGTTCCAGCTTCTCCGCAGGATGGGTTAAAACATATAAATGCACCCTTTTCACGACTAACGCTAAAACTTGAAGTATGTCTATTAGAATGAAATGGGCAGTAGCAAAGAAAGTCGTTAGAAGTTTCTCCAGTTATACTAAGCCCTAAAGATTTTAGGACAGACTTGATGTGGGCTGGTGAGTAGCTCGTGGTATCAATTTGTTCTGTGTTGTACCCTCTAATTGCCATGCCTTCTTCTTTCCTACATAAACGCCATGAATGCTCATTAAGAACTTCCATGTTTCACCAGTAAATTCTACCGAAAAAGCTGGATCTATGTCAAGTACCCTGATGTATCCTTTTCCACGCATATCTTGAATTAACAAGTTTTCATACTGAGGTTTTAAGCTTATAAGCTGAGAATTATCATGAAACTCAACCTGAACCTGAAATCTTTTAATTCTTCGATGAGTCATTTGCAAATGGGTTTTCGTATATTTCCTTTACAAGACCTCTGTTGATGTCCCAATCTAAATACATTCCAAATTCTTGTCCATGTCTATTCTTTCTAGATACAACCTCAATCATATTTGTACCAGTATACTTATGAATAGCAATAGCCATGTCTGCATCATATTCAATAGCCTTGGACCAAGCAACTTGGGAAAGCATTGGTGGATTATCTTGATCTGATACATCATCCATTGTCGCTGCAGTAATATCAATAATAGGAATATTGTTTGTCATTGCAAGCATTTTAAACTCACGAGATATATTCATATTACGCTCTGTTGCTCCCATACTCTTTTTATTATCAGAAAAAAGTTGATGATAGTCTAGAATAACTAGGTCTGGTTTGTGCTGATCAATTTTACCTTGAATTGTTGCAGGAGTAACTTCTGACATTCCCTCATTTGAAACAAGGACAAATCCGTTTTTATTATCAAACTTCTTTTGTCCCCATGAACGAAAATCATCAATATTAATTTCTCCCTTTGATAAATCGCTAGCACGAAATAGACCTGAACCCATCATGGTATAAATGCGGTCACGCATATTTTCTGGAGACATTTCAAGAGAAACAATCATTGGCTTGAAACCTTGCTCCCAAGCTTTACATGCGAGATAGGATGTGAACCAAGTTTTTCCTCGTCCTGGCCAACCAATAGCAACAATTAAATGTCCTGGAGCCATGCCAGTTGGATACGCTAAATCAATTGCCTCAAATCCTGTTTTAATTCCTGGAGACCCACCCATTGTTGCAGAGCGAAGCTTAACTGACTCAAAGTGCTTAGTAGCATTTTCAATATCTGTAACTTCTAGGTCTCTAACATTATTTGTAAATTTACTAAGCATAGAAAGTTGACTTTGCATTTGAGACAAAACTCTTGAAGCAGCATCTTCTTTTAGCATAGAGCCACCCTTAAGGATTATATTCTTAATTCTGCTAGTAAGATATTCATTCTTTAACTTATCTAAGTAGTATGCGGTTTCACCTTTAATGTTTGTGTCTGGATCAAAGTCTTTAAACTTTTCTTGAAGAATACCAACTTCTGGAACTGCTTTAAACTTATAATAATAAGACTTTAAGCCCTCCCAAATATCTCTATGTGATGTAAAAATTTCATCAACATTATCAGCAAGAAGTACACTAATGTCTTTATTCTTACATACTGCAGAAATTAATGTTGCTTCAGTATTCATTCTATACCGCCTTTTTCTACTAACGTTTTAGTTTTTTCCAGCAAGGCTTTCCTTGCTTCTTTATCTTTTTTAATAGCGATAATAGCAGCTTCCATTTTATCAAAATTATAGAAAAAGAAATTTAGTGGATGCCCAGATTTTTGCAGACTAAAGTAATACTCTAATATCTCTATTGCACGTTCTAGGCCTACGCTATCTATAACATCTTGCATAGCCCACTTTTCTCTAAACTTATTAATTTTAGGAGCAGTGTTATATTTTTGCTTGTATAGATTTTGATATAAAGTCAGCATTATGTAAGGCTCTTTATTATTTGCCATCTTTTAGCTCTTTCTCTATCTCAGTTGTCTTTTCAATTAGTTTATTTTCAACAAACTTATAGACACGCTCTGTTGCCGCATCAACATTTTCTCCAGATCTTACATCATCTTCTATACCGACACCAATCTTAATGCTTTCATAATTGCCTAGATTACGTGTAAATGAAAGGTCTACCTTAACTCTCGTTGTCATTTATGCTCCTTTTTAATATGGTTAGATAATGTTAGGTGTGCAAAATCAGATCTAACTTCAAGCTCCTTGTTACAATCTGGGCAAATTACAATTCTGCTACTTGCCATTACTCCGCCTTCCATACTGGTACGAATCCGTTATCGGTCTTAGTATACAATATAATGTTGTGTTTGAGAAGAGCTAATAATTCTGAGCGTGATGGCAACTCTAAAGAATGTCCAGAGTCTAAAATAAATTCATGTATGTCTAAAATGTCTTTTTGACTAAACATATACTTAGACCATTTACTACCTGGATTTCCAATAGGGTATACCTTCTGAGGAGCAGATATTTTTCCTTCTAATATATAATCTATTATTGTAACTTTGTGCTTGTTAAGCATAAATCCAACTTGATTAATATCGTAAGCATTTTCCATATTCTTTTTAACTTGAGAATAAGAATATAAATATCTTTTTTTATCTGGGTAGCACCAGGAAACTAGTTCGTCTTTTGCTCTAGATAACTTTAAAACTTTATGTATTTTATCGTTTAAGAAGAAATACCGTAAGCTTTTTGATTTGCTGTTTCTTTTCTCTCTAGCCATTTTCCAAACGCACTCGTTTCTTTATTAATCATATTACGTTTTCCGCAAAGTATACAGAACACTTCTACGTGAAGCTTTTGTGAAAATACTCGATCAACGAATACTCTTCCACCACATTTTCCGCACCACATTATAGAGCAAACACCTTTCCGTCCACAACGCAAGAGTAGTCTGGGGACACATGAATCATTTGAATGTGAGGATAATCATTTACAATATGTGCAATAGCAAAACCTTTTTGCCAGTCGTGGTGCTGGGTATACTTCATCCCTGGCCCCTTTTCATCACACATGTGACCAATCTCATATCCACGAAGGGTTTCTCCTTCGCCATTGTTTCTTAATTCATATGTTACCATGTGTGAGGCAATTCTGTGTGAGTGTCCTCTAATTAAAGATACCTGAAGATCTTCCATATCTTTTCTTACTGATCCAGTTGCAGATATTGAGATTCCATGGTGGACATGCACGTCACCAAAGCGACGCTTTGGCAAAGAGTCATAATATATATATTCATAACCTAATGAGTCTAAATTCCAAAGAGTTTCTGGTGTTACTTCTTTTAAATATTCTGGGAGCTTTGCATCCATGTAATTAAAAATTCTAATATCGTGATTTCCTAAAGCAGAAAAAAGCTGAGCATCTGGTAACATCTCTCTAGTCTTTGCATAAAAATCTCTTGCTCCCTTTGCTTCATGACGCATCATTGGAACAATTAAATCTTTACTGTCAGTCTTATGCAATGCAAGAAATTCTGAGGACAAGCCTTCATTATATTTGCTGTAGCATGCTTGATCATCTGTGTCTCCCAAATAATCTACTACATCTGGCTTAAACCACTTCATAACCTTAAACCATAGAGCTATCATCTTGTCATCTTGATATGGGAATTGCTGGTCTGATGACAGCATCCACTTTAAGTCGTTACTCATTAAATCCCTTAAATATGTAAAAAAGTCACGGGTACGTGACTTTGATGTTACAGTAATTGTAACATATGATTAAAAATTGTCAATACTAATAACAGAGTGCTAGCCAAGTAATATACACTGTGTGTGTAGGAGCACTCGGTGGCATATAAACTATTGCTGTAAAACCTTCTTTTGTGATAGATTGAGTTTTTGTATTAATTTGTGGATGCCATCCAGTACCGCTTCCACTATGTCTAGATGTAATTATAACAGCTTTAGGAACACTGCCAACCTTTCCATCAAAAGAAAAATATTGGTCGTTAACCTGACCAGATTTTAATTCCCACTTTGTTCCAGGAGAACTTCCAACTATTTGTGGTATATTTGCCTGTTGTACTGTATTATTAGTTACACTAACATTTGTGGTTGATGCACCAATCTTTGGAATAGTAGATGCTAAATTAGTTACTTGTAACTCTAACGCACCAAGTTTTGCTGCGTCTAAAGGCTCTCCATCATTAAATGCCATTATAAATTTTCTCCTAAATCATGTGCCAGTATTTCTTTTTCTGACACCTCAATTAATTTTGACCTATCTAGCCCATACCTTTTAAAAGAATCTGGATCTACAATGTGTCTTAGTTTATTTTGTGATACTAGATACATTTTACCATCTGCAACGTTCTTGATCAAAGCGCCGTCTCGAAAGCCTAGTTTGCCCACAAGCTTAATCCCAGACAATGCCGACTCTGTTGCAAGTACCGTAGTAAAGCACCAGGACTGTGCGGCCCTATCAGAAATCAACTTATATCTTTTACCGTCTTTAATCCAATATGTATCTTTATCTGTTTTAACAGCAATACCAGAAGGAAAATTAGTTGGTTGCGATATTGTCAATATGGGCTTCGAACGATTTCGTAGCTTCAACTTTTGCATCTCTCTCTTCAATAAGCTTTGTAATGTCTGCTCTTAATATTGCAATTTGAGTCTCATAATTTGAGACTAACTCACCGATTCTTTGCTGCATTGCCGCAATAACTAGTTCTGCTTTTTCAGCCATTTTATTCCTCTGATTGTTCTACTGGATACTTTGCAAGCTCAGTTGTTAGAGCAGCAATTTGAGCATTAATATCAGATATAGATGTAGTTATTGTTGAAATAGCACTAGCAAGTGGTGCTGCTTTAGTGTTTTCAACAAGCAGGTCTAGATCATAATTATACTTAGTATAGTTCAAATTTTTAATTCTTTGATTAATAATTTGAGCTTTTTCTGTATTTGATAGCGTTGTCATTTTATCTCCTTTTTATTCTGGCAAAGCCAAAACTTTTTCTTTCTCAGCCTCTAAAGCTGAAATTCTTAAATCATATTGGGTAACCATATCTGCTATTTGATTATAAAGAATCTGATCAATATTTTCTGATCCAGCAGCATCAAATTCTATAATTCTAAGTTGATGACTATATTTCTCAGCATGTAAATCTCTAATATGAGCTGTTACAACATTTAGCATATCTTGCTTACTTAAATAATTATTTGTCATTTATCCTCCATTTTTCCAAGTATATCATATTATAAGAATCCTGTATAGCCACTTGCATAAGTTGTTCCATTTGTTCCTGTTACCCTACATATTGCTCTAGCCCATGAAAAATTGGTTGAGGCTGTAATAGTTGTTCCGTTTGTTCCTGCATAAGAAGAACCCCTTGCCATTGTTCTATAGTTTGGATTTGAATTTCCGCTCAAGTTATATGTCTGTGCATTTGATACTGGAGCTGATGAACCAGAAGATCCGAATGTAAGTAGTGCGTCTGCAGTTCTTGTTGTTGAAGGAGGCGTTGTTGAGTTAACATTATGCCACTCTAAAGTGTATATAACATAACTGTAACTTCCCATACCACTTGATACGTTCCATCCCCAGTTACGTCTAGTTGAAGATGTAGCTCCATTTAATCCTCTTGAAAATACAAAACTTGGTGGTGTTGTTGGTGCTGGCGTAACAAATGATACCGTCCACTTTGCATAAAGTGTTATATCTGCAGTTGGTGTATATGAAGATCCAGCATTATAATTTGTTCCAGTGCCAGAAGTATTAGTATTCCATCCGCCAAAAGTGAAACCAGTTCTTGTTTGAGCTGCGGCAAGGGTTACTGATCCTCCTACGGTAGTCTGAGTAACAGATGCAGGATTAGTTCCTCCAGAACCATTAACGTTAAATGAAACTGTGTAAAAATTATCATTATTTGTTGAAGCAGAATTATATGTCGACGGTCCAGGACCATCAGCATTTGTGCCTCTAACATGCATATAGTATGTTGTATTTTTTGTTAAATTAGAAACAGTAACACTTGTTCCAGTTTGAGCTGTCCATGATGTTGGAGTTGCTGTACTTTGTGTGTGAGCATATTCATATCCAGTAGCAGCATTATTTGATGTTGTTACAGTTGGAGCAGTCCAGCTCCAAGCTATACTTGTATTGGTTTTAGTGCCAGCTGTTATTGATTGTACAAGCCCTGGTGGTTTAGCTGCTGTAGTAGTAAATGTAGTACTCAAAGTGCTTGAATATAATTTATCATAGTTTAATGCTCTATAATAAAGAGTATAATTTGTTCCAGCAGTTAAACTAGAAAAATCATATGGGCTAGAATAATCATTGTTAAAGGTAGAGTTGTCTAATGAAAATTGTATCCAATCTATGTGTTCTGATCCAGTATTTGTAGGAAAAGTATATGGAATAGATGCTGTGGTTTTTGTTACAGTTATTGTTCCTAATGTTGGTGTTCCTGGAGCAACGGCTGGAATTGTAAAGTAGGCATAAGATGTAGAACTTCCTCCATTTGAATATGCTGCAGTAGTAAGGTCTGTGGCAGCATCCCTAACTCTAGCTGTTGCACGATAGTAAGGTTTCCAATCAACGCTTGTAAAAGTTGTTGAGTTTCCTGTGTAGTATGGAGAATTTTGCAAAGTAAGTGGAACTTTAGTGGTCCTAAGTTCAAATATACCACTTACTACAGCCCAAGTTGCATTGTCAGTACTTCCTTCTAATTGAACTTCATAGTTTACTCCGTTAGTAGAAGATGTCCATCCTATAGTAACAGATCTTTCAGTAACAGGGTTTGTAGGTTTAGTTCTGCTTCCGCTATTTATGCTAAATGGTCCAGGGGCCGCTGATGTTGCAATATCAAATTGTACTGCCGTTCCAAATTGACTGTAAGGATTAAATGGGGTGAGTGTTACATAATATCTTACTCCCGAAGACAATGAGCCTTGGCTAAATGATCCAGAGTTGCTGTTACCGCTAGCCACTAAAGTTCCGAAATGACTACCAGTTCTTACGGCATAACTATATCCATTAAATCCTCCGCTAGTAGAAAATGTTGCCGATACAGTTGTACTAGTAGCAGATGGAACTACGCTACTTATTACTGGCGCAGTATATTGATTTGTTGAAGTAACAACTGAATAGTATCCGTCATCTTGACTACCAGAAGTTATAGATATTGGAACCATTGAGTCTGTAGAAATTTCAGTAAAA